ACCTTGATGCCTGCATTGAGGCCAGCGATCTCCATCTGGGCCTCAATACGGTCGCGCTCGATCTCCAGCTTCTCGGTCTTCTCCGCCGCCGTTACGGCGAACTGCTGTTTCTTCAGGTCCAGCTCGCCCTGCTTGATGGCCAGCTCCTGCTGCTGCATCTGGACGATGGGGTCCTGCATGGCCTGCTGGTTCTGGGCCATCTGAGCTTCGGCTTGGTTCTTCTGGAGCAGCTGGCTGGACGCCGCCGCCACGAGCCGGGAGACCGCCAGTTCCGTGGTCTCGTCCATCTCCGCGTCGGGCGGGGGCAGGGGCACGCCTGCCTGTTCCTCCACCTGCTTGCGGTACTGGAAGGCCAGATGCTCCGCGATGTGCGCCTGCATGGCAGCCATCATGACCGGGGCGTTGGGGTTCTGCCCGATGAGCTGCTGGATTTTCGGGTCCTGCATGACGCTCATGTGCGTCTGGATATGGGCGTCGTGGTCTTGGTAGATGAACGCCTTCACGGGCTTGCCGTTGATGACGTCCATGTTCTCGCTGACCGGGTCACGCGGCTTCATCTCGTCGCCGTCCTTGAGCGGCACGAGCTTCTCGGCGTTCTGGATGCCCAGAACCTCCAGCATCTGCCGGTGCAGGTAGGGTAGGTCGTAAAGCTGGGGTGCGCCCTGCGCCAACTGAAGGACCGCCTGATACTGGACGATCTTCTGCGCCATGGTGGCAGCGTTGGGGTCCGAGACCGGGATGACGTTGACCCGGTCGTAGTCGGACTTCTTGGCCTTGCGGTCGCCTTCCTCGGGGTCGTAGTTGTACTCTTCCGGGGTGTAGTCGCGGATGATGACCTTGAGGAGCTTGAACTCCTGCTTCATCGAATAGTGGATGCGGGCCTGCACAGCCGACATGATCTTGAGCGTGCGCTCAAGGATGGCCAGCGTGGTCCCAACCGGGGCCTGCGCCGACATGTCGCTGATCTTCATATCCGCAGCCGAAGCGAACCGACGCCCTTCCTCGACGATGGTGTTCAGCAGCGAATAGAGTACCTGTGACGGCTCCTTGTACGGGAGCGGCATGATATTGTCGCGCATCGTGCCCGACGCCACATCGACGTCTCGCCACTCGGCGGGCGCGATGGGGGTGTCGTCGCCCTTTACCCGAAGTCCCTTGGTCTTGAAGCCACCCGGCAGGTTCGACAGCGTGCCCGCATCGACCAACTGACGGATCAGACTGGTGCCCGACTTGGCGAAGGCACCGATGAGGTGGATCAGGCCGAAGGCATAGAAGCCGAAGCCCGGGATGTAGGCGTAGTGGACGAAGTGGTTGCGCTTCTGCTTGCGCTCGTCGTCCGGGTTCCAGTTACGCCGGATCGACAGCACCGTCTGGGTGCCCTTGTCGATGGTAATGACGTAAGGAACAGCAATCTCAGCTTCGGCCTCTTCCTTGGCCAGCTTGTCGTCGGGCAGCACGAGGTCAACGTGCATCTCCAGCAGCTTGTACCGGTCGTCGGCTGTGGCCCGGAAGCCCATCTTCTCAGCGATGGCCTTCTCGATCTCGTCGAGCGTATCGACTGGCTCAGGGAGATCGACGTCACGGTAGAACCCCGAGGCTTGCAGCTTGTTAAGCTCGTTCGGGGTCTTCCGCATCACATGGGTGACGCGCCCAGCGACTTCCAAACTGGACGCGCCGTAGGGGACGACGACATCCTCTGCCGGAATGTACATCGAAGCCTGACGGCCAAGGGCCGGGTCGTAATAGACCTTCTTGAACGCATTACCAGCCAGCCCCAGACCCCACAGCATGCGCTCATGCTCAGGCCGATACTCGACCATCACATCGGTCAACTGGTAGTTCATATCGGCCTGCACGCGGGCCGCAGCCTCACGTGTCTCGGGCGTCTCACGACCGATGATCTCAGTCTTCACCGGCCCTTGGGCCGGGAATGTCTCCATCATGGTCTCGGCTTGGAACTTGACGAGAGCTTCGGAGAGGAGTGGGTGGTAGACGCCGCACGCACCCGGCCACGGCTCGGTCCGGTCTTCGACCTTCATGCCGAGCAGTTCCAACCCGTCTACGTAGGTCTGTATCCAGTCCTTGCGGCTCGACAGGTCTTCCTCAAACTCTCCGAGCAGATCGCCTGCAAGCTCGGCAAGCTGACCCTCATCCAGCGTATCCGCTAGGTTCTCGTTGAACTCATCTTCATCGACCGCATCGGGGTCGATCTCAAGCTCCATATCCCCGATGCCGATGCTCACCGACTCCGGGTCTTCGATCTCGATCTCGATGGCAGGCTCTTCGCCCAGCATGTCGTCCGGGTTAAGGCCCAGCGGGGCTGGGTTCAGAGCCTTGTCGATGTCCATTACTTCTTCTTCCCGCCCTTAGCGACCTTGGCCACCGTCTTGGCGACGGCTACCACTGGGGTGACGGCTGCGGCCACGCTGCCGACGGTCGAGGCAACGTCAGCGACGTCCTCAACGGCGTCCTCGATGACATCGAGAATGCTCTTCTTCTTGGCAGCCACCGTCTGGTTCGCGGCTTGGATTGCATCGTTGTAAGGGACGCCCGCTTCTCGTGCCTCATTGAAGGCCGTGCGCTGCGTATCGTTCCACTTGGCCCACTGGGTCTTGCCGATGGGATAGAGTGCCTTGACCATTTTAGTAGTACCCCCGGTTACGGTTGGACTTGAAATACTGGATTTCGTCGTCTGCGTCTAGTTCAGTAGTCACATAGCCTCCGCGACGGAAGCGGTGCATCGCCATGGACACGCTATCGACGTAGTCGTCATGCTCACCGCCCGGAAAACTAGCCACTTCGTCGATGACTTCCTCGGCCCAGTGAGTGCCCGGTGCCCAGACCCGGCCAGAGGCGAACAGGTCCGACACGGCGTTGAGACGGCTGATCTTGTCGTTACCCCGCGTCGGGGTGAACTCCTGCACCGGGATGCCCATCGCCCGCATCTCGTAGATCAGCGGCGCACCGCTCGCCTTCTTTTCAATGATGATGCTGTCTGGCTCCCAGTCGCGGTACTCTTCGACCGCCACGCGCTTCAGTGTCGGGAACTCCATACGGTCCCGGAACGCATTCAGGAGGATGATATTGGCCTGCTCGATCCCATTGTCGTCAGGGTGGTAGAAGACGCCCCACGTAGTGCACGCCGAATAGTCGGCTCGCTGGGTCTTCTCGAAGGCCGTATCCCACGACTGGAGGATGAAATCGCACTGCGGCGGGGTCTCTTTCTCCCAGATTTTCCACCACTCGCGCTTCACGATGGCGCTCTGGTCCCCGGTCGGGTTCTGCTGGTACTGCGCCATCCACTTGGAGTTGGGCAGTTCTTCCTTGAGGGCCTTAAGCTCGCTAAGGCTCCAGAACTCGGGCCACAGCGGGTTGCCGGAGGGCAGCAGCGCCGGAAACTCGATGACTTCCCACTCGTCACCACCGCGCTGCGCGGCACTTTTCAGCACCTGAGCGGTCAGATCGCGCTTCGACCACCGCGTCATCACGATGACGATAGCACCACCCGGCTGGAGGCGCTGACGGGGGCCGGAAGTGTACCACTCGTAGGTCTTGTCGTAAATATCCGGGTTGATTTCGGCCAGCGCCGCCTCCTGTTCGGAGTGCGGGTCGTCGATAATGAGCAGGTCCGCGCCCTTACCGGTCACCGCACCGCCCACACCGATGGCGAAATAGTCACCGCCCTTGCTGGTATTCCACCGTCCGGCAGCTTTGCTATCTGCGCTCAGGGAGAGATCGGGGAAAATCGAGTGGTAAGTGTCGGTATCGACCAAGTTTCGGACCTTACGGCCAAAACCGACCGCCAATTCCGCCGTATGTGAGGTCTGAATGACCTTTTTCCCGGGATATTTACCCAGAAACCACGCTGGGAGGAGGTAGGAGGCGAACTCCGACTTGGTATGGCGCGGCGGCATGTTGATGATGAGCCTTTTTAGCTCACCACGAGCCACGCGCTCGAACGCCTCGGCCATCTTGGCGTGGTGCCGCCCGCCAATGAAGCTCGGCCAGACCTCCCGCACGAAGGCCATGAACTTCTCTTGGGCGTTTTTGTTCCGCTTGAGCGCTTCGAGCTTCTCAAGTTCCGCAAGTAGCTGCTCCTGCTCTGCTAGGGACAGCGCAGGTAGAATTTTAGGGATGTCGTTCAGGTCGATCTCTTCGATCAACTTCATATTGGGGCGACCCACCTTGGCCATCACTCGTCGCCTTCAGCGTCTTCGTCACCCTCTTCAGGAGAGTTAGCGGGCGTTAGCTCTTCCTCTTCGACGTCGCTCGACCGCTCATAGACCCCAAGCTCGTCGTCGAGGTCCACCGGAGTGATGTCGATAATGTCCGCGTTGAGGAGGCGCTTGACCCGCTCCTTGATTGCCGCCTCCAGCGCGTCCGGGCTGCTATACTTGATGGTAATCTCGCTGCGCTCAGTGAAGAGCGAGATGTCGCTGTGCTTACCCAGAAGCTCCAGAGCCTTC